CAAACTCACTGATGCCTAATACTTCGGCGCAGGCTTTTTGCAAATTCTTGTGGTTGATGGAACCGCCGACGGGACATCCTTCGCCGACCTTCTTTTTCTTTCGGCTGCCGCAGACCCAGAACTCTTGGTGGTTGCCGTTTTTAGTCCTGTGTTCGTGCATATAGCTTAAGCCGCAGTAAGGGCATTTGATCTTTCCGGTGAAACAACAGGTATTCAGGCTTTTATTTGCCAGCGGTCCGAGCTTTCTGCAGCGAGCCATTTCAGCCTGAACATGATCAAATGTTTCCTTGTCGATGATGGCGGGATGCGTATTCTCCACATAATATTGTGGAAGCTCGCCGTGGTTCTTGCGCCTGCGTTTTTCGATCGGGTCCGAAACGAACTCTTTTTGGAAAAGCATGTTGCCGGTGTATGTGATGTTCGTGAGAACCAGTTTGATATTGGAATCGGTCCATCGGCATCCTTGTCTCGTGGTGATTCCTTCTGCAGCAAATTCCCGTTCCGTTTCCAGTCGCGATTTCCCGTCAAGGAAGTTCTGGTATATGCGCCGCACGATGGCAGCCTCTTCAGGGACGATGACCATCTCGTCGCCTTCCCAACGGTAACCGTAAACCTGCATGTGTCCATTGGCATAGGGAATGCCTGATTGCATGCGCTTGCGGATTCCCCACTTCACATTGGTTGAGATGCTTTCGGATTCAGATTGCGCGAACGAGGCGAGCAGCGTCAGCATGACCTCGCCGTCGCCGGACAGTGAATTGATGTGTTCTTTCTCGAACCGGACCTCGATGTCCAGCTCCTTGAGGTGCCGGACGGTTTTCAGAAGATCCACCGTGTTCCGGGCGAATCTCGATATGCTCTTGGTGAGGATGATGTCGATTTTCCCGGCCTCGCAGTCTTCAAGCATCCTCGAAAATTCCGGTCGCTTTGTCGTGCTGGTGCCGCTGATGCCTTCGTCAGCGTAGACGCCTGCATACTCCCATTCCGGATTCTTTTGGATCAGATCCGAGTAATAGCTTATCTGTGCGGAGAGGGAGTGGTGGAGCCGCTCGGTCTCCATAGAAACGCGGGCGTATGCCGCCACTTTTTTCCGCGCCGGAAGAGCCTTGACCTTTGGCTCTATTTTTGTGATTTTCGGCATGGTATCACTCCTTTCGTCTTGTCCATATATCACTCTGAAACAGACACATAGCAAGCGTTAAGGGGATGATAATGTGCCGATTATCGGGCTGTATTTCTCACGCATTTTGGATTCAATGGTCGAGTATTCGTCTTCGGTGATGAGCCCTTGGGCCAGCATCGCATGGAACATTTCCATACTCGCCTGATAGAGCTTTTCGCGTTCGAACTGTTCGTCATTCATGTCCGCCACCGCCTTTGAACCGATCTTGGATATAACAGGCGTGGGAGCAGTACTTGCGGTGACGGTTTCCATAGGCCGTGAAGGTCTTTCCACAGCAGGCACAGGTGAATGTGTAGAACGCCTTTCTATTGACGTCGCCGGGGTGGCTGTTCCACCATTTGAGGCGGCAGGCATCCGAGCAGAACTTCATTTCCTTTCGTCCGGGGTGTTGCATGAGTGGCTTTCCGCAGCATTGGCAGTAAGCTGCCCCCGGAGTATTTGCATCATTCGGATCGGCGAGCCTGCCGGTGAGATTGTTTCGTCTGCAATAAGCCGAGACCTGGCTTTTGGTAAGCCCCAGCGCATGAGATATCGATGCATATCCGTATCCTTCTTTGCGAAGGCGGCGTATTTGTTCTTTTTGCTCTGTGTTCATGAAAACACCTCCCGTCGCTTTCCACTGGAGAAAGGGCGAGGGTTTGAGCGGAAACAAAAAAGGCCCGCAGGCATTCCGATGAGGGAACGCCTGCGGGCGTACATTATGAGATATTTACTTCACGCGAATCCTCCAGCCTATCTGTATGAGATTTACGTTTTTTATGAGCGAACTGTTGAGCTTTTGGATTGCTGAAACGCTTGTGCCGTACTTTTTTGCTATGGCGGAGAGTGTGTCGCCTCGTTTTACAACGTAATAAACCGCCGATGGCTTCGAAGCACTTCCAAGCTTCTCGTTGACCTTGTCCTGCACGGTGTTGTAGTCGTATCCGGCGGCGGTGAGACGGCTTTTTCTGTCTGCACCGTTTCCCCATTTCCCAGCGATCACCTCGGAGGCGATCTCGTCCACGGACTTCCTCGCGGACACTGCCGCCGGAGCGCCGTCGGTCGTCGTGCCTTCCGCGTATCCGTTGAAGCCGCCGCCCTTGATCGTGGCCGCGTAGTCCACGTAGGACAGGTCCATGTCGACGTTTCCGCTGATGCCGCTTACGCGTCCCGTGGAGGAATACTGCCAGATGCCGTAGGATCCGGCGTAGGTGCATTTCGAGGCGTACTGCGCGACCCAGTGGGTGTACGCGGTGAGCTTGGAGTCGTCCATCCTCTCGCGGAACCCGGAATCCGTGGAGCCATAGATGCCGACGAAGTATCCGGCGGCCTCCATCGCCTCGCAGAAGGCGATCGTCGCCTCCGTGATACCGGCCTTCTCCGAGGCGGGCTGCGCCTCGTTATCCATGAACACCGGGTATTCGAGCTGCTTGCCCTTGAGAAGCTGGATGAACCTTTCGGCGTCCGCTTTCCCGGATGCGGCGTCCACGCATTTCGGTCCGACGAAGTAGTAGGCCCCGACCGCGATGCCGTTCGCCTTCGCGCCCTTGTAGTTGGCCTCCCACTTGCTGTCCGTGTAGAAGCCGTCATCCGAGCCTCCGGCCTTGATGATGGCGAACTGGACGCCGGACGCCTTCACCTTCGCCCAGTCGATGTTTCCCTGCCAGTGGCTTACGTCGATTCCCTTGATCGTCATGTTACTGTTCCTCCTTGTCGTTTCTGTCGTGCAGCTGTTCCAGTGCGTTCTTGAGCTTCTCCGGTATCGGAAGGCCGAGGTGGGCGGCATTCTCGGTAAGGGAGAGCCCTTCGTTCGAGATGTAGAAGAAGATGGCCGCCGTCCTCAGGACACCCTCGTGGCCGAGCACGTGGATGTCGAGGATGTTGGCGACGCCGACCAGGATGAAGATCAGCATCTTTCGGCAGATCCCCTTGAAGCCGACCGCGCTCGAAAGCTTCATGTCCGTGATGGCGCACAGCACACCGGTGATGTAGTCGCAGACCACGAAGATGATGAGCGCGATCAGGAGCCCGTCGCAGCCCCCGAGGAAGTAGCCGAGCCATCCGCCGACCCCGGCGAAGATGAGCTGGATGATTGACCAGAATTCCTTCATGTGTAGACCTCCTTTGAAAATTGGCATGAAAAAAGGCCGTCCGCGCGGTCGCGGGCAGCCATGTGGAACGATTGTCTGTATGCTGTTATCCGGTTTGCCTTGGGAGCGCCTCCCAGAGCCTGAGGTCCTCCTGTCCGAGGGACCAGATCGCGATCCCGCGGAGCCCCCACCGGTAGGCCGCCTGGTTCGCCCAGTAGACGAGCGAGTCCACGTCCTGGTAGTAGAGGATCGAGAACCCGTCCGCGTCGCCGAGGAACAGGCGCGACAGCCAGATGTTGATGTCCCGGGGCGTGACGGTGACCGTGTAGTCGTTTCCGCATTCGAGGCTGAGCTGCGCCGAGTGGTAGAACTCGTAGTCCATCGAGATGGATTCGCTTCTCGTGTCGGGCTCCTCCACGTCGGAGGTCAGCGTGAACACTTGGAACTCGTCGTCCCATGTGCAGTCCGTGCGGCTGATCCTGCCGTACTGCGTGACGGTGCCGTCCGGGAACGTGACGTCGAAGCGCTCGTATGGCTCGTAGGTCCATGCGTCGCCCATGCGCAGGAGCTCGCACACGGTCCGGTTGTCGCTCTGGTATCCGGCCTCGCCGCCGGTGAATCCGCTGACGCTCGCGGTGAATCGGAGCGTGTAGGATGCGCCGGAATAGACGCGCACCGTGCTTCCCCGGATCCGCATCTCGATGGTGTACATCGTCGGGCCGGACCTGAGGTCGGCCGACCGTGTCTGGCTGATGCTTTGGCTGTAGCTTCCGAGTTTCGTGCTTCCGTTCCATAGTTCCACGGCCTGCGTGTCATGGTTCAGGCAGCAGAACAGGCTCCCGCAGAAGACCCCGGCGCGTCCGGTGCTCCCGGAGGGGAACGCGAGACGGGCCCGCAGGTGGATGTCTCTGAATCCGTCGTAGTTCCATGCGAATTTTCCGCTTCCGTCGAGCTGCGAGTAGACGCGTTCCTCGGAGTGGTCGTCCTTCCGCCAGATCTTCCACGAGCCGGACAGTGTCTTCCAGTAGCCGGTGTCGAGCATGCCGGGGTCCTCGAAGTCCGCGTACCAGATGAGCGCGGAGTCGGGTTTCCTGCGGAGCACTTCGGTCGTGAGCTTGAAGCCCTTGTCCGGCTGGCATTCGTTCCCGTCCACGTCGATGAATTTCCTTGGCGAGAGCGTGAAGGATGCGGAGCCTGCGGAGGGTGCTTCGGAGAACTCCGAGCAGACGCGGAACCCGTGGAACTGCACGCCCTTCACGTCGACCGACACCGTGATGGTGTGCGTACCGGCCGAGAGCGTGATCCCGTCCGCGAGGCTCGCCCAGAAGGTGCTTCTCCAGTACGGCCACCACAGGCGGGACTCCGTGAAATGCCTCTTGGTTCCGTCGATCGACACGTAGATGCCGTTCTTGTCCCAGAAGGGATAGCAGAGTTTTACGGCGATGTCGTAGGTCCCGGAGGACGGGGCGGTGAAGCGGTAGGTCGCGCTCCCGCCGTCGCCGATGACGGCGATGCCGTTTTCGCTGGAGACGATGCCGGAATGGCTGTCCGGCGTCCCGTCACGGTCCACGTGGATGGTGCCGAACGTGGTTTTCTGCTGCTTGCCGTAGGCGGTCAGGTAATGATGCCGGTTGTAGGTGCCGTTCAGCTGCGGGTACTCGTGGCTTGTGGCGTCGCGGCCTTCCATGAAGTCGTAGACCTGCGGGAAGGCGTAGGGCACCTTGTTGTAGTCGTCCCAGTACGCGAGGATCGGGATGAACGGCTGCGGAGGCTTGTCGTCCGTGAAGTTGTACTTGCCGGTCATCCAGTTCTTCGCCGCGTAGTAGGTGTTGGAGACGCCCCGGTAGGTCTCGCCGAGGTTCTCCGGCGTGTCGTGGATCTGCCAGTTCCAGCCGTAGGCGGGAAGCCCCATGAACACCTTGCCGGGCGTCATGACGCGGGAGGCGTAGTCGTAGATCCCGTCCAGCCAGTCCTTCGGGGACACGGGTCCGGGGGCTGAGCCTGCCCACGCCATGCCGTAGCTCATGATGGCCACGGTGTCGCAGTAATTGTTGAGGTCCGCGTAGACGCACCAGTTCTCGCCGCCGACCGAGCCGTTGACCGCGTTCATGCCGGGAAGGCAGATGTTGACCTTCTTCGTGCTGTCGTAGGCTTTGACCGCGTTCCAGATGTTCCGGAACATGGCGGTGGATTTGGCGTGCGTGGAGTAGTCGCCGCCCCGCTCGAGGTCGATGTCGACGCCCGCGCACCACGGGTATTTCTCCATGATCCGCACGAGCTCCGTCAGGAACCTGTCCTGCGCGCCGTCCGTGTTTTCGCGGAGCGTGGTGAACACGCTGGACGTTCCGTCGTTCCGGATGGTCAGGAGCCATGTGATGTGCGGGTACCTGTTCACATAGGTGAGCATGTCGCTGATCGCCACGCCGGATTCCGTGATCGTCCCGGTGGCGTCCACCTTGAAG